CTTGAACTCAGGTGGGCGAACGACGTAGCAAAACTTTTCCGGCTCGCCGATTGCTCGGTGGACGAGCGTTCCGATGATCAGATGGGCTTGACGCTTGTCCTCGTCCGGGCTTTCAAGCTCGTGCTTGTAGTGCGCCGGGCTTTTAAGCATGTGCTTGAGCGCGGAGATATTGACCCCTGGCGCTGCCCTGTAATCCGCCTCCGACATGTCGAAATGGATTCCTTCTTTGATTGTGTTCATACCTTGTGAGTTCCTTCCGGCAAACCGTCGTTGCTTGGTCCGATTGAGGATTGGACTTTCTGCTTTCGGAGCGAGAAGAGTCCAGCCAATTCCGGCTCGTTTTCCATGAGCATGCGGGCGTAGAATGCTGTATGGTTGTTATTCAGTTTGAACTTGCCACCACGCGTCCTCATGGAAATTTCCCAACGCGCTCGCTCAAACAGCGCCTTCATTCCAATGCGCCTTCCGCCATTGTTTCTCCACTCTTTTGCAAGCCGAACGATTGCCGAATACACCTCTGGATTCGCCCGATGGAACTCCCAAAACAAGGCTTCAAGTTTTGATTGTGGGGTCATGGCTTTTCCTCCTTGTCCACCACTCTATCCCGCTCTTTCAACATTGCGTCAGCGAATCCGTAGGCGTGCTGCGCTGCTACATGGCGCGTTGGGAGTTTTGGGGATTGCTCGTCCAGCATTTTCAACAGCTCATAGTTGGACATCAAGCCTTGAAGCGCCTGCCCAGCAAACCAGTCGCGAAGTGACATCCCGCATTGAATCTCGCTATCAGGCAACGGGGCGATCTGTAACGGAAACGCTGGCCCGCCGTCATTTTTTGCACTCATGCCTTTTTTCCTCCATGCATGTACCCGCGTTGAGCGTTTGACTTGATCTCTTCGAGAATCGCTTCAGCAAGTGGAAGCTCGAAAAACTCCGCCATGTCCATGATGCGGACGATTGTTCCAGCCAACTCGCGAACCATTGTGTCCTTTGTCTTATCGTCGGCCCATGATTGTTGACGATGTTTGCGTGCGGCTTCAACGGCTTCCGAAAGCTCGGTATGGCAAAGCCCAATCAGCTCAATCGCGAGGTTTGGAGCGTTATCGATTCCATTTTCGCGCAGGACAGCGGCGGCTTGCCAGCGTTGATTCCACCAACCATTCTCGCGGTTGATCGTGTGGGATGTAGTTTGCACGGCGCGGAATTGCTTGATGAATTCCCAATCGCCTTCGGTAATGCCGGTGTTCATCCTCGCACCTTCACTCCCTTTTCTTCCCAGATGCGAAGCCCAGGGATGGTTTTGTGACCGGCCTTGATTGCGGCGTTGATTGCGCTCGTGGATGGCGACAGGACGACGAGAGTGGGATTAGCCTTGTAGACCTCCGCGATGTCCAAGACTTCAAACTTCCACACGGAAGACACGGAAACGCCTTCCTGCTTTTCGATTCGCGCAACGGGCGCCACTGCGGCGGCCTGCTTTGCCCTCTCCAACGCTTCGGCGCGTTGCTTGGCTTCCAATGCTGCGGCGGCGGCTTCCGCGTCGTCTGCGGCCTTTTTAGCGGCGGCATCAGCGGCTTGCGCTGCGGCTTCAGCTTCCTCGATGGACGCGGCCTTGCGTGCGGATTCCATTGCGGCACGCCGGGCTTCAGCTTCAGCGGCCAAGCGTTCGTTCTCGATCCTTCGCGCTTCGGCAGCGGCCCGGCGCTCAGCCTCGATTCGCTCGCGCTCGATGCGTGCCAGTTCCTCCTGGCGCTTGCGTTCTGCAGCCCGTTGGATCTCCTCTTGGCGGGCATGGTAGGATCCGACAAGACTCCGAATCCTTCCGCTTTGGAACTCAAGATCCCGCGAATACGTCTTTGCGACCTCGTCGATTTGCCGGGCCAGATCCAGCACGGGGGCTTTGATCTTCACTCGCGTTTGCTCGCAGTCTTTCACGAGTTTCGCAACGTCGCGGAGGACATTGGATGCAACCTCGACGTCAAGACTGCTATCCACGGTTTGCACGTCGTTGCAGGCTTCGATTGCCAGCGTTTTGACGCGCAGTGCATCGGGAGACAGTTGGACCAGCGGCTTGTCTAGGCCGGTTATGGTTAGTGTGTTCATTCGCTCTATCCGGTTGGTGTTACTTATTGTTGCCGACAAGTTGAAGCATGGAGTGGGCAAACAATTGGCCGAACACTCCACCGACTACAATCCATGCGTAACTGACTGGCTGTACTCCGTATCCGTTGATCATCACAAGTACTCCCAGCGTGCTCGAAACACACAACGAGAACAGGATGATCATTAGGTTTGTTAGGATTTTTCTCATATCGCTCTTTGGTGCCGGTCTCTCCCGGCTGTCACGTCTGCCTGAGGTTTGGCCCGCTGTTGGAGCGGGGTGTTTATTCGCCGGAGCCGGAGCCGTCGCCGCAGCCGTCGCCGTAGCCGTAGCCGTCGCCGTAGCCGGAGCCGGAGCCGGAGCCGTAGCCGTCGCCGTAGCCGGAGCCGTCGCCGTCGCCGTAGCCGGAGCCGTCGCCGGAGCCGTCGCCTATATTACTCGATGAATTTGACATAACTCGCCTCAGCTTCCGGTGTGGTTGGGATCATTTCAATGCACTCGCTCAATGCGACAGAACCAGTGCGATTGATGCGCGCCTTGACGACACCTTTAAATGCAATGTCGCTCAGACTCAGCCCACCGCCACTCCACGACCAAATGCGAAGCGCGTCCGTCAGCTTCACTTCCTTGGAGTTGTTAGGATTGATCCAAACAACTTTTCCGACGTGAACCCCGGCGCTGTACGTCCGCACCAAGCAACGCTCGCCGAGCATTGGGTGCGGTGTGGTGTTTTGATTCGGCTGAGTAGATCCAGCCGACTTGATGAGTTCCGCCAATTCTGTGACTGTGATATTCATATTTTCGCTCTTTGGTGCCGGTCTCTCCCGGCTGTCACGTCTGCCTGACGTTTGGCCCGCTGTTGGAGCGGGAAGGTGGATGAGTTGTTGGTATGAGTCTCAGGATTTCACGTTTGTTTCCATTGGTCGTTTCATGAACGATTGCTGGCCTTCTGAGCAAGTTTCCAAACTACCAGCACCAATTGCTGGCGTGCTTTAGCCGTCGCCATTCTTTACACTACAACTCAAATTGAATCGGCCCGTGTTGCCAAACAGTGGCGGCTCGCAATTTCTGCCCTTCTCAAAAGCAAATTGCAAACCCACGGGCCAAAATTGTCAGGATTGACCAGCCTTGGTTTCGAGGATCGCCTTGATCCCGTTTTCGACGCCGCGTTTCGCGTTAAGAAACCTCTTCGCGAGAGCGTCGGAAATGTCAACAAAGCCGGTCCACGGGTCCAAGACTTCCGGCTTCACCCAGTTCTGACTGCGACACAGCGTGACAAAATCGTCGAACGTGCCGCCGCTGCATGCGACAAGCGCCGCGAGTTGGGCCTGTAATGTCGGCTCGGGTTGTTCCGTGGTTGGCTCTGGTTGCGTCACAACTAGCGCAGGAGCGGTCGGAGTGTCCACGGGTGCCGATGGTGCAGGCTGGTCAACAGGAGGCGTTGGCGCTGGTTCCGGCTTGCGGAACTTCGGGCCGGTGGGTTTTGGTTCGTCGGTCTGGCCGGGATCTGGAAACAATTCTTCAACGCTGAACTCGCCATCCTTTAGCGACGTGCCGTGGCCCATTAGGATCTCCATTTGATCCAAGCCAATGTCGTCCACTTTGGACACCCCAAGAGAGTTCAGGATCATCTCAACCGTCACGCCGTACTTGGAAAGTCGCTCAATAATCTTGGCTCGCTTCGCCACCAGCGACTTTACGTCACCGATTGCAACCCGCTTTGCCTGCTCGTAAACAGGCATAATGAGGGCCCGTGGAACAACCCGAAATACGGCGTTGCGAAGCGCAAATGACACGGCGGCATTTCCAGTTGTCGCAATCATGTCATCTCCGAATCGCCTCCCGTCCTTTGTTGTGACGCGTCGCCTCACCTCAATGCTCACGCTGACGTTGTTTTCGAGGTCGTGAACCACGGCTTGCGCGGTGATGAATTTGCCATCGTCGCCAATGATGCGGGAACCCGCCTTGACGTGTTGGTAACTGGCGAGCGCAATCTCTGCCAGCCGAACGCTTGGCCCTTGGAATCGCACCATCTTACCATCCTTGTCCTTGCGTGGTGGAAGCGTGTAGAAGCATCCCGCCGCAGTTTCCTCATCAAGCGTGGCGTAGCTCAACATCCGGCGCTTAACTTCGCTGATAATGCGCGGCCACTTGCGAGCCGTAGCAATTTGGATGTCAACCTGCGCTCGCTCTTGTGCCTCGATCGCGGTTGGTTGAATGACTTCTAGGTCAATGTCTTGGTTTTCGGTGTCGCTCATAGTGTTTTCGGTTAGTTGGAAATTGAAGCCCCTCTTGGATTTTGGTGGCTGGATTCTGCGGGGATATTGCCGGAGCGCAAAGCGCCAAGGAGGTTCGCGCCGGGTCGCGCCAAGAGGGGTTGGAAGTTATTTGAAAATGGATCCGCCTTTCACGAGTGCTTCGGCTTTGCGTTGTCGTTCCTCTTCCTGACGCTCACGGAGCGCCGAGCTTTTC